GAAAGTGCGTTTCATTGCTCAAATGAGGGTGTTGGCATGGTTTTGCCCATCTGCGCGATGATGAGCTTGGTCTGGGCGTCAAGGTCAGCCTTGTAGCGGTCAGCAGCCTGCTTCTGTTGCAGTTCTGCCGCTTTCAAGCGTGCCTCAAAGTCCATTTTCTGCTGTTCCATCGCCATCTTGGCTTGGTTACGCAGTTGTTCCATCTGCATCTCATGCTGCAACTTGGCTTGCGTGAGCGCAGATTCCATCTGCATCTTGGACGCTTCCATCTGGCCCTTCTGCTGCAACTCGGCCTGCTTGCCTTGCTGCTCGCCATCCGGTTGCTGTTGGGCGGCGGCCTGCTGCAACTGCTGCAACGTAGAGTCAATCTGCCCTTCAATCGGTCTTGCGGCCTTAAACGCCTGCATACCAAAGCGCAGCAACTCCATCATCATCGGCACCATCTGCGGGCTGGCCTGACCGACCGGCAGGGCTTGCGCGAGGAAGCCACCAAATGCCTGCAAGAACTGCATACGGTCTTGCTTCATCTGGTTTTCGTCCAGCATCACAAGGCTGTCGGCGGCAATGTCCACGCGGAAATTCCGCAGCGGCTTGTCTTTGAGCAGTTCCAGCGCCTGCGGAATCAACTGTTGATCCGCTGGCGACATCTGCCCCGCAGCAGCGTAGGCAAGGATCGTTTCGGGCTGGAAGTGTCGGCACATGACCTGTGCCTTGAGGCGTATCAATTCAGAGGCGTAAAGGGCTACGTCCTCCTGCATGGAACGCAATCTCAATCCTGCGTATTGCCCTTTAATTTGTTGCGCTGTCGCCGTTTCCGACGCGAAGGATGTCCCACGGATGATGTCCGAGATGCCCGTGATTTCGTAGATTTGGGACTTGATGTCCTCTCTTGCTCGGTAGCAGTTGAGGAGGGCGTTGGCAAGCGTGTCCAGCGGGAGAAGGTCAATGCTGCCTTTAAGGCCGCCTTTCTCGCTGAAAGCCATCCACTTATCAACTGGTATAAGTGCATTGTTGTCGCCCTCCGTCATTAGGCGTTGCAGCGCAGGTTGGCTAGCGTCGTATACGCCACGCACACGCAGCGCCTTAACCAAGCCATCAATGCGGTCAGACAGGATGTCCAACTCCATCGCCTGATCTTGGTACAGCAGGAAGTCAGGCACCGGCACCAGCGTGTCGCTGGTCGTCGTGGCGTATAGCGGCTTCGGGCAGGGGAAGAACCCCTCAAGGCCGAGCGGATCATCACGAACGTCAATGATCTGCGGCATTCCCTTGCAGAACCAGTACACCTTCTCGGTTTCCTTGTCCCACAGTTCACAAATCTTGGCGCGGTTATAGGTGCGCTTGGCCTCGTTGTAGGCGTTCAGCGGCTCTGGGCCTTGGTCTAGCGGTATCTTGCGAGCCATCTCGTCGCCAAACCGCTCTGCCAGCGCCTCACGGCTCATGTACACCCAGCGCCATACGCAGGTGACTTCTTCCCATGTGCGTGCCTGTGAGTGACCGAAATCACGCCAATGGACGTAATCGGTCGGGGCGCACTCGTACTCAATCTGCTCTAGGTTGGGCGGCGCACCCTCACCCTGCTCAATGTTAGAGGTGATGGATACGCCATCGTCCTCAATGCCGATGGGGGCAACGTGCGGCTCGTACCGTATCCATGCCGTGCCACGGCCACCCAAGAACCGATCCTCCACGCTGTAGGACATGGTGGAGCGGAAGTCAGGGTAATGCTCAATCTCAAAGTCAATCGCCCGCTCAAGGAGCATACCTGCAACGCGGCCTACCGGATCGTTGTCACCAAAGCGTCGGCTGATGTCAGCCTTTGGCAGTTTGGCGTAAACGGCAGGCTTTAACGTCTGGACGTTTGACCAGAGGATGTTAAAGCGAGCAGCCTCGTTGCCACCCTGCCCACGGCTATCGTCGCGGTAACGCTTAACGATCTTCTTGGTACGAGCCGACCATTTGGCAAACTCGTTGTCGTACTGCGCGATAGTACGGAGATACTTTTCCAGTTCCGGTTGCAGTACGCCTTCCATGATCAGGCCGTGAAGAATCCGACAGCCATAACCGCAAGCCCTGCGCCGGTCGTGATCGCCCACGGGCCGGTAGCCGAGGCGGCGTTGACTTCAATGCTGTACACGCCGACCGGGGTGTTGGCAGCCATCGTCAGGACGGTCGTGCTGCCGTCCAGAACGCTTAACGTGCTGGTGCCGGTCGTCGTGACCGTAACCACGATGCGATGAAGGTAGTCACCCACGGCACCTACGCCACCGAGTACCTGTGCGGTCTGCGAGGCGGCTACTGTTTCGTAGGGGTAACGATTCGGGCTGACAATGCTCATATCCTTGCTCTCCTTGACGTTGTGCGGTCGTGAACCTGCCACATATCGTTCAGCGTGACTGTGTTCTCTGGCCCCACCATCAGCGGCTTGACCTCTGGCGCTGGGGGCTTGTCAGCGACTTCACTCCATGATACCGCAACCATTCTAAATGCGTCACTAGGGTGTGATGTCCAATCGTGGCGTGGTGACTGACGGTAGGCTTTCTTGTCCTCGTCGTACTCGCGTTGATACTGACGCAGCGCCTCAATGCCGTCGCTGCACTTCTCTGCGTCAAACCACACACGCGGCAGCATCATGCGTACCGCTTGGATGCCTGACTGCACACCGATGTCGGGGACAACCGCGAGTTTGGCGATGTCTAGTTGGGCGGCAAGTTGCTCAATGATGCTCTTGCCGGTCTGTAGGCTCTTGGCACGAGCGTCGTGCGGCAGGTAGTGCTTGGCATAACGGTACGGCTTGTTGCGTACCACATCGGCAATCGTGTGGATGTCCTCGCCCGAGACGGCGTAGAAGTCTATGACGCGGATTTCCCCACGGGCGACTTGATAGAACCAAATGGCCGTGTCGTCGCGGTAGCCCAAGTCCCAGCCGGTAAATGTCGGCAAGTTGGGGTCGTATGGCACGTTGGTGATGCGACCTTGTTCTGTCGCCTCACGCATCTCGCGTCCCCAAAAAGAACCGAGGATACTCGCCTCAAACGAGCATTCGTATTCCTGTAGATACTGATCCTCGGCTAACTGCGCCTTTGCTGCGGCTAGCTCTGTCGCAGGGAGAAGCCCGCTGGTTGAGGCGGGAAGGCGCAACAGGAACCACTCGCTAGGGAGACGAGTGGCGGTATCGTAAATTTCCCAGAACTGGTTTTTGCCTTTCGGTGTACCGCCGAAAACGCACCAACCCTGCTTGTCTGACAGGGACGCTCTCAATACGTTCCCGAATACGCTCGGCTTAAAGTCACCGTACTCGTCAAGGTACAGCCCCGAAAAGCCTAGACCGCGCATGGCGTCGGCGTTGTCGGCACCAAACAGGCGTATCTGACTGCCGTTGATTAGCGTGATGGTCAGTTCCTGCTCGTTGACCGATTGGATGATCGGGTGTGCGCCGTCCTTGAAGTACTGCCATGCCACGGCCTTTGCCTGACTGCGGTAGGGGGCGACGTATCCGAACAACCCGTAAGGCTGCTGATACATCGCAGCAGCGCGGATCATGTCGTTGACGGCGGCGACCGTCTTACCTGCGCGGCGGTGTGCAACAAGGCAGGCCCAGCGTTTAGTGCGCTCATGGAACGGCATGAACGCCTTGCGTGGGCGGTAAGGCAGGATTATTCGGGAGCCATCCATCCGATCTGTACCTTGACCGGGCCGTTGTCTTTACCTGTGATCTCTTGGCGGGCGAGCTTGGGAACGTGGTACTCCAGCAGGGTGCTGAAGGCGTCAAAGGCAGCCTGCGCTCCCTTCTCCGCAGCGATCTCGTCTAGCCACCCTTGGAGTCTGTCTGCGTTGCCGTCCACAAACGCTGCAATGGCCTCTCTGGCGGCCTGCGTGGACTTATTAGGCAAGCCCTTGGGCCTACCCGGCCCGCCTTTCTGACCCTTTTTAAATGCGCCTGCGTTCATACGCTTATCGCTTGATCTTTTTTTCCAATACGGATTGATTCAGCGCCGCCGCAAATGCCTGCCCGATGTTGTTAGCGATTCCCCAATGCGATTTTGTTGCATCAGTAATCGGCAAAGCCTCGGTAGACTTTTTCGGATATGCGCTTTTCGTTTCTAGCTTTTTCAAGGGCATTTCGTAGTTCATTACGCACCTTATTTTCGCTTAACTTGGGTAAATTGTCCAATGACGACACAACAGCGTTGCCTTCGCCTTGGCTGTTATCAATCACGGTCAAGTTGAATTTAGGATTGTCGGCGTAGTCTTTTGCGAGGCGTTCCATTGTGTTGCGCGCCCCGATATGGGTGTTTAGATGCTCTGACAGCGGAACGGTGCGGCCTGTTCCGAATTTGCCTTCCTGCCGCATTGCTCGGGTAAGTGCGCCTTGACTCAATGCCTCCACCGGGTCGCGGTAAGTAAACACAATTTGCACTTGGCGTCCTGTTTTAAGTGCCTCGTCAATTTTCTTTTTGCTAGATTCGTACCCGTTCATGTTGGTGTCGTATTCCAGCTCAACCCGATTCAAACTCGGCGTGGTTTTGCGGAGCTGGGTTAGACCCGAGCTTTTGCCTGCGCCTGTGCCGCCAGCGGTAAACAACACCACCGGGTCTTTGTTTGGCGGGGTCGGTTGAGCAAGGCGCTCGGCGTACAGCTTTTTAATAAACGAGCTTGATGGCTCATGTACGTCTGCTGACTTTGTGCGGTCTGCCAAGTATTCGGGCGACAACTCCCGCGCAACGTCTGTGTTTAATACTTGGCCGCCAAAACTATCAGGACGAGTGGCGTATTCGGTCTTTAGTCCTTCGTAATCTTCGTCTAACCGCTTGAAATATCGCGCCTCAATGGCTTTATCAATGGCTTTCGCGGCTCTCGGGATGCCTCCAACTACTGGAACCATTCCCGCAACGGCCAATAGTTGCCCCAGCTTATCGCCGGTTCGCCGGGATCGCTCCAAGTCTCTCGCTGCTTGCGGGTACTGCAACGGCGTAAACCCTGCCGCAATGTCCAACGCAACGTCAACCGCGTCGGTAGATTGCGGCTGGTCTAGGCTCGTCAGGCGCTTTGCCTTCTCGTCAACGTAAGCGAGTGCAGCGGCAAGGCGTTTACGGTTCATGCCTTGTTCCTGCTGCTGATGGCTTTGGCCTTGGCTCTGGCGTCCTCCTTGCTGGACGCGCCCCATGCCTTGAGTGCGAGGGCGAGGCGTGTGGGTTCGCCGTTCTTTGCCATCGGCCCCGGCATATTGCCCATCCGAGCGAGGAAAGAGGCTCGGCGTGGATTGTCGCCTGCCTTGACCGGGGGCTTGAGCGTCCCGCCTGTCTCGGCCTTATACGAGGCACGACCCTTGGCGTTCAGCCCGCCCTTGGGGTTTTTGCCCTCGCTGCGTGTCCACGCGGCGGTCATTTGTTTTCTTTCTTGGCCGTCTTGGCGCTTTCGCGAAACGCCTTGGCGGTCGGTGCGCCGGGGCTGCCCGGTTTACGCATCTTTTCGCCAGAACCGGCTTTGATGCGCTCCTGCTTTGCCAAAATGTTGGCGTAGAGTCCCGGTTTACGGTTCATTTAAAACGCTCCAGCTTGTAAACCAATGCGCTGATCTCGCCCACGATCTCGTCAATGATGTTTTGCAGGTCGGTGTCTTTGGGCAGGTCGCCTCGGATGCCCTTCACGAACGTCAGCAGGCTGTTGGCGTACTCGGCTGCGTCCTTTTGTACCTTAAACCCATCGGGGTAGTCGGTCAGCGGGATGATGCCGTAGTGGCCTTGATACGCCTCGGCGTATTTATCGGCCAAGTCCACAATGTTCTCGTAGTAGTGACCGAGTGCCTTGTGAGCGGCGTAACTTGCCGTCTGCAAATGCAGAAAATGCGTTGCTGTTGCCGAGTGCAACAACACGCCAACAAATTCAGCAGCGTCTTTGTGGGACATAGAGCCTCCCGTGGTGAGGGTATTTTAACGCTATTGGTTCGTCAACTGCACTAATCCGTGCGGCAGGATCAGCGCCAGCGTGCTGTCGTCGGGGATGCCGTGACGCTCCAACACCTCACGCTCTGGCGGGTAAACGAGCATTGCACCCTGATAGGTAAACCGCATCGCATTGGCGACCCCTTTCTCAATACCCTCAAAGTCATCTAGCGCCACGATGCTTTGCGAGTGCAGTAGGCGACCAATGTGCCCAAGGTCATCGGGTTCCAACCGACCGTCAAGGAACAGCAGATCAATGGCAGGCTGGAGCTTGGCAAACATATCCGTGCTGCTCGTCATCGGGTACTGGTTCACCTTGAACGGCAGTTTCACATCGTTGCTGTAGTCGCAGGTGTGTACCTCTGCGCCGCCCGACACCAAGGCAAGTGTGGATTTACCGATGTAGGTGCCGACCTCGGCAACGCGCTTTGGTTTATACGCCTGCACCACGGCATACAAACACCAAAACGTCGCAAAACTCACGCTACCTGTCGGTTTAGCGGTAGAACGCAGCGCATCCAGCATATTCAGTTGCTCCACCCACGGTGCTTTCGGGTGGCTCACCACGTTTTCTAGCAGCGTTTCCCAAATAATTCGGCTAGTGCGTTTTCTGTTCAAATTAACCATGTTAGATTTCTCCTATGTCAACCTTTGTGTTTTTCCATGTCGGCGCAGACATCTCCCAGCCGACTGCAATGGTGGCGTCCCTTCGTAAGCACAATCCGGGCGCTGAAATCATCCAAGTGACCGACAAGGACACCCCGACCATACCGGGTGTGACTTGGGCGCATCCCACCGAGGGCAACCCCGAGTACTTGATGCTGTGGCGCACGCGAGCATTTGCCGCGCTGCAACTTGCCCAGCCAGCCCTGTACATGGACACCGATATGCTGGTGCGTCGTCCCCTGCATCCCGAGTTGTTGTTGGGCGATGCGGTCATTGCCGTGACGCGCCGATCCTTTCAGCGTGAGGCGATCTTTAACGCCAAGCAACGCGGTCAGGATTACTCCGAACACGCGGGTAAAGCGTTGGATGTGGTGTATCCGTACATCGGGTGCTGCACTATCACCCCTGATGGGTTTGCGTGGGAGCAGTTGGCCGAGATGTACGACCGGCTGGAACCCAAATACAAAACTTGGTACGGCGACCAAGAAGTGCTGCGGGAGTACGTCAACCGCCTGCCGCCGTTTGTCGTCGCGCACCTGCCAGAGCATCAATACGCCTGCCTTCCCGAGCATTTTGGCGAGCACCCCAACCCAGTCATCGCGCATTACAAAGGCAACCGTAAGGCACAGATGTTCACCGACGCTGCTCGGGCTTGATCTGTTCTTCGTATAACATCCACAGGTCGCGTACAGCCGTTTCGGGGTCACGGGCGACGTAATGCTCGCCCCTCGCCCCAAAGACCGCCTTAAACGCCTCCTGCGCCTCTCGTAGCCGCCCCTTTGGCATCTTCACCTCTACCCAGCACACCCACGGCAAGCCGTCAGGGAGTGGGCGGGTAACGAGTTTGTCGGGTATACCTTGGCCTGCCTTACCGTAATCCATAACGGTGAATCCCGCCTTGCGTAGCGCCTCGGTAATGATGGCGTCGTTGGCATCACGGCGGGCAGCGTGCCTCATCGCTTAAATACCCACATCTGACGGTAATAGCGCATCTCGGTAAACGCACCGACCCCGTGATCTATCTCCCGAGAGAGTGCGTCAAACATCTGGAGCATCAGGTTCCGGTCGTTCTTCAAATCCTTGCCAAAGTGTTTGTTAAATTTGTCCCGGTAGCCATCGTTGTAGGTACAGCCCATGTCCTCAATGACGTAATACCCACCCGGTTTGACCCACCTCCAGCAATGCGCCAACACGCCCAAAACGTCCTCGGCGATATGGCTACCGTCGTCAATCACTAGGTCGTAGGCGGCGTCTTTATCCACCTTGCGCGGGTCGCTGATGGTGATGCTGACACTCGGCAGGTCACGGCAGAGCTTGGCGCACTCACTCTGGATGTCGTAACCGTCAATCTTGGCGTTGGGCAGGTAGTTAGCCCACATCCGAAGCGATGCCCCACACGCGATGCCAATCTCGGCAATGGTCAGCGGCGCGTTCTTCCCGCCCAAGTCGTCAATGATCTTCTCATAGTGCTTAGTGTAGCCGTGTTTAATGCTCCCCTTGTCCGACCCGAACAGGTCGGCAAGACCAGTAAGCGTGACTTGCGTAAGGTCAACCTCACCCGTCTGCGGGAGGTATTCTTGCGGGGTGACGGTATCAAGGTATCGTCGTATCCCTCCTCGTTCCGGGCCTCGTTGATGCAACGGATTAACCATATTTGCCACCATATTTGATTACCTCTGTACTTGTTCAGTTTTGGCACGCGCACGCAACTTCTCCACCGCCTTTTCACCCCATAACTGGCGAATCAGGCCAATCACATCTCTATCCGATAGCACCGCAGTCGGGCCAACCTCACGCACTAACTCGGCCACTCGGTCACGATCAACGTCAATGCCACGGGCTAACTGTGCGTCGTAGAAGCGTAAACGGTTTAGCGGGGATTGTTGTACGAGTTCATTCCACACCGCGGCATTACGGTGGATGTGATGTTCTAAGTTGTGACTAGGTTTAGGTTCTTCAGTTTTAGTCGGGAAATACTGGTGTAAATCTCCCATATCTATACCTCTCTATGGTTTAGAACTGATGACTGATGGTGAACTCTGCACGGTTGAGACGGAGTACGCCTAACGTGGATCGTGCAGAGATTAGATGACTGACGGAGCCACCCTGCTGCGGGCTACATTTGCCGGTTACCCGGTGCCATTCACGCTTCCCCGCTGAACGCTGCGTGTCTAGAGGCTGGCTGCCCCGGTCTAGATTTAAGCCCTGTCTGCGCGTGGTTTCCCCGACCAGATGAGCCGAGGCGTATAGGTAGGTTGACAAGCCCATTAACGGGGCTAAACTACTCGTACGCCAGTTCGCAAAACAAGCGTAATGCCAGTCCCCCGGCAGCGTCAAGCCCCCTTCTCGGGGGCTTTTCGTTTTAGCGTCCACTAACGTCCTTTCGGCGTTTTAACCAGCCCAGCCTTGTACTGCCACACCCTCTGTTGCGGCACCTTGCCGTTGCGTATCCAACGCGATACGGCAGGCGCTGTGACCTTAAACGCTCGGGCAATTCCTGCGGGTGAACCGAAAACTTTTAATGCTGTTTGTATGTCCATTTTCGTATGTTAACTTTGGTTACGTCTTGCCGCAATCAGAAATTACATAGCGAAATATGTACCTATCTGCCATTGACGGATACTTAACTTGTGTTAACATAGCACCGTAGATAGTGATTAACCATAGAGAGGTTGATATGAAAGAGTCAGTCATTAAGTATTCGCCTTGGGGCGCTGTCCAAAAGCAAAAAGTTTTAGCCCCCGGCATTGTTCAAGTATTTACGGCTGGTCACGGCGGCATCTGGTTGTCACCCGAACGCCAAGCGCAGTTGCCCGAATGGGCTAAGCCGATCCCCGGTTTGTATGCTCCCAAGCCGCAATGGTGGGAGGAGGATTGCGAAATGGCAATCCCGTTGCTGGTGTTTTATAGCGAAGTCCACCAGCACTTTAGTTGTTCGCGTGAGGCGTTGGAGCGGGAAATAAAAATGTTTAAATATTTGAATTTTCCTGCCAAAACGGCTTGACAAGTGTATTAACCTTGGTAAACTAGCGTTGTTGATTTTGATACCACAGAGAGGTACTTGAGATGAAGAAAGAACGACATATCCCCGCCAGCTACTCGCTGCATTACATTCACGAAGCCACGGAGTTTGTGGTTTATACCCACGAAGTGCGCGGCAAGATCGTTGCGATGGCGTTTGCTGGTAAAGCGACCAAACCGTTATGGCATTACATATTTGGTTCTGCTGAACGGTTAGCCGAGAAAATCAAATCGCAAGTAGAAAGCCTAGAGGCTCATAAAGCGATGGTGGCCGAACGACGCAAGGCCCGATCTGCGCCTCACAAGTTGGTTGGCGGTGAAGTGTTCCGAACCAGTTGGGGTTACGAGCAAACCAATGTTGAGTACTACGAGGTTGTGGGTGTTCGCGGCCAAACAATTGAGCTGCGTGAAATTGCCCAGAGTCGTGAAGAAGAAGGGTATTTGTGCGGCAAAACCAAGCCAATGCCCGGTATGTTTATTGGCGAAGCGTTTTCAAGACGAGTCAGCATGGTGGGTGGCTCACCGAGCGTGAAGATTCACCAGAGTGCGACAGCGTACTACGAGCAGCCAATTGTGATGTCTAGCGGCAAGCCGGTTTACAAAGAGCGTTATTGGAGTTCGTACTATTGATTTGTTTGTTAACTCTGGTAAAATGCAATTGTTGACAGACACAACACAGGAGCAATAGATATGCCACGCAAAGACACATTCCACGGTTTCGGTACGTTCTACGCCCTCGGCAACAAGTTTGAGGTGCGCGTGGAGTACACTCAAGACCTAGATGGCGGCATCATCTTGGAGGCTGCCGACCTGATCGGCATCTTCCTTGATAACGACAAGGTTGCCGCATCGCTCAACCACGACATCAAGCTAGACATTTGCGACCTCGGTGCAGATGCCATCTTGAGCTTGAGGAAATTGCCACCAATGACGCGCTGATGAACGGCCCGTGGGGAGACGACCTGTGAGCC